AACCCAATTGTTTGTTCCTGACTGGCTTATGATTCTAAGAAATCCTCCCTGCCCAAAAGTAAAGACATTGCTTCCTGTAATGCGTTGTCTTGTCGTTGTGGAAGTTGGCGTGCAAGTAATGTCGTTTGAGCCTGCGCTGTTGTCAGGGCCGAGGTCAACAACGACATTCGTACCTCCCCAAGTGGAGCACTGAATATGGGAAATGGAATATCCGTAGTGCTTGGCGGGAATAGGAATTATGGCGTTAGCGCGTCCGAATCCTGCTCCTAAATCTATCGTGGTTGAGGCAATTGAAACGCCCCAAAAGGTTTTTACAGTGGCTCCTAAAACCACATCCCTACCAGAAGTAGAGGTTGCTATAGTAATTTGCCCCCCGTCGGAAGTATCAAATTTGAGAGTAGAACTTGCTGTGCCGTCGCCTAATTCTAAATTTCTGAATGAGCCAAAGAATCCACTAAAACCTTGTGAGGTAAGGATACCACCTTTAAATGAGGAGGTAGCAGAGTTCGTGTAATTGAGCGTGCCTGCGATTGAGAGGGTTGTCGCCGCATCAAAAGTTAGCGTGCCTGAAGTGTAGTTATCCGAAGCGTTAGAACGAAGCAAAGAAGCTCCCTCGATTGAATCCACTGTTGCCGCGTCTGTGCAGTTAGAAGTAACTGCGACATCATTGGCGTTGACTGTGATACACGTTCCCGCGCCAACGGCTAGAGTTCCTGAGGTTGAGATAAGTCCGTTGCCATCAAGCACTGTGTAATTTGTAGCGTTAAGATTCAAAGAGCCGCCAGTAATTGTCAGTCCTTTTGTTGTCGCAAGTCCGGCAATACTCGCGCCACCCGCGAATGTTGATGTTGCGGTTGATGTTCCTGTGAAATACGAACCTATTATATTGTTTCCAAGAATGTCACCTGCGACGGAAAGTTTCTGGCCGGGCGTCGTCGTCCCGATGCCGACGTTGCCGGTTGTTGTAATCAAAAATTTAGTTCCAGCCAATGTAATGGCAGGGCCGTAAGTAATGGAATAGTTTTTTGCGCTGTCGTCATTTATCCCTGTCAACCATAAGTTTGAACTATCAGTATTTGTGTTCATACTTAATGCCACCTCTGGAGTATTAGCAGTCGAATTTAATGAAATATATGTATTGCCAATATCTGTCACCTGCAATTTTGATGTTGGGCTCGCCGTCCCGATGCCTACGTTGCCATTCGCCAACACTGTCATCAAAGTTGAAGTCGCTGTACCGGCGGTGGTTGAAGCGATAGTGAATAACGGAGTGTTGGCGGCGGTGCTTGCGGAATTGGAAATTGATAGAAGCGAATATGGCGAGGTTGTCCCGATGCCGACGTTGCCTTCAACCAAAAGTCCATTTGTTGGCGCGACGGTTGTATCATAGCTTGCTCCAAAAGTTCCTCCTCCTGAAACTGAAAGTTTTGACCCTGGTGCAGTTTCCCCGATGCCGACGTTATCGGAAAAGCTAAAGGCAGAACCACTCCCAACAGCATTGAGTGTAACTAATCCTGTAGAACCAATCGTCGTTTCTAAATAATTGCTAGCATCATATCGCGTTCTTAGTGAGTCACTACTTAGATGTAATACCGCGTTATTGCCATCCCATGGTTTGTAGTAATGATTCACATCATAACCGATATATTTGTCAGACCCAAGAGTTAGACTAACACCGCTTCCAAAAGCAACAACATTTTGACCAACCACAAATTGACTGACATTTTCCACTTTTACATCTAAAGCATACGCTGTGCCAGCACCCACTGCTCCCTGCGCCATATCAATCAGTAATCCCCCATGCGTATTAGTATTAGTAGTGCTGTTATAAATTTTGGCAACATAATCGTCTACTGAATTAACCACATCTAAACGATAAGCTGGCACCGCCGTCCCAATCCCCACATTTCCGTTCGTATTCACAATAAAACTATTCGCAGGCACTCCTTGATTAACAACAAATCCTGTTCCGTTGACAGTTAATCCCCCCGCAAATGTTGAAGTTGCAGTTGTGGAAGTGGCGTTGATGTAGCCAACATTTAGATAACCGAGTGTGGAAGATGCTGCAAGAAGGCCTTGTCCAAAATAAAATGGTCTTGTGCTTGAAGCGGAATGAGAAGTTCCTCCAATAGTAATGAAGTCAAAACCAGGGTTATCCCCACCACCTCCAACTCCTGTGCCGCAGGCAGAGCCAGAAGCCGAAATCCAACCAGTTGAATTTACTCCTAAACATCCGGTGGTTGATGTCGCTAAACCTGGGACTTTAAGTCCCCAAAGACTATCAACGGGGACTAAATAGCTGTCTCCCTGCCCGTCTGGAAACCAGACGCTCGCTGATTGGGCGCTTGTATCACGGATTAAGAGGATAGAAAAAAGTGTAGCTATTCCTATTATTATTATTATTATTGTGATTTTTTTATTTTGAGTCATCCTAACTCTGATATGATTCTATTTCTACGATAGTTCCTGCGACATCTGCCTGTAGATAAATTGTTTTATTAGCGTAATCCACATTATCTTGTGAACGTAAAAAGTTTTGAGGCACAGTCATATAAGCCGAGCCATCTCCTGAAGTAGGTAGCGTCCCCGTTCCCCAAGCGTAAAGAAGTTTTACGTTCTGCGCCCGCGTTTTAACAACCCACGCAACCGTAGTAGCCGGAAACGCGTAGTTATACTCCGTATTTGCAAGCGTTAGGGTTGTATTATTAATAGTAATTCTTCTGCCTTGCAATGCTCCACTTCCTCCTAATCCAATAACTCCTCCACCCCCATAGCGCGCAGTGCCCGAAAGTTCCCTGAATTGATTGTCGTCAATTTTTATCGTGCTAGGGATATTTAATTTTTTATCAATTATAGTTTTTAAGTCGCTAAGCGCGGAGAGAATTTTTGAATTATCCTGTTCTTTTTCCAAAAGCATTTTTAATCCCCGCTCAAGGGCGGAATTGTCAGGCATTCTTTGAACAAGTCCTTCGCCTAAGTCTTTTATTTCACTAACGATATTTTGAAGTTCTTTATTAAATGTTGAAGTATCAACCTTAACCTGCCCTGTGAATTTTGGTTCTTTAATTCTTCCTAAAGCAGTTTCAAGACGCATTATAAGCCGAGCCATTAAGCGGTGGTCTTCCTCCATCATCTTCTCCATCGGGCGCATATCCATCTCCATCTTATTAACGCGCTTTAATTCGTCGAGCTTCATTCCAAGAAATTGTCCCAACTCTTTCATCCCCTGAACTGTGAGATATTGGTCTATCATTGTTTTGGTGCGCCCAGACCCAATAAACTCTGACCCGGCATACCGCCCTCCATTCCTTCTTGTCCGGGCATACCCTGTTGTTGCGGAGGAGGCGGGGGTTTAAAATCATCGGCGGATTTTCCTTTAATTTCAAGAAACTCTTTCCAGTATTTATCTTTATTAGACGCGAGATATTCTGGGAAGACCGTAGCGACAACCTGCATTTCTTCTTGGAAATCCTGTCCTTTCTTGAATTGATCTTGGCTGTAAAGAGATTCAGTGACAACTTGAAAGTCGTATTCCCAGTCGTCAAGATAATCTTTTGTCATAGAGATTATTTTGTAGGGAAGTCCCTGCTCCTGCGCTATCTGCTCTCTAGCTTTAATCTCAGACATAGAAAGCATTTTTGACTTGGTATTTGCAACGTGAATATCGAGCGTTCCCCTTGCCCCGTCAGAGAAGGTAACGTCGGGCACGGTGATTATATTGTCACGGTAGTTTTCTCTTTTTGCCTTGTCTTTAAGATACTGAGTAAGGATAGTGCGGACACGTAATTTATTTTTTTGAAGCCATAGGTCTTCTAAGAACATAAATAACATTCCTTTCATCTGACGCGCTCTCTCGTCTGCAATTTTAATTTCGGTTGCGGTGGCACTTCTCCTGTTCTGTTGGCCTTGTTGAGTAACATCTACGGAAAGAAGATCAATAGACCTATCCATTGCGGCGAGCATCGCAAGTTCAGATTGATTGACTCCCTCCGCAGGCCATGGCTTAACCTGATCTATATCCGGAACGTAAATTCGCGAATCTTGACTGATAATTTCAGATTCAATATCGAGAACATCTTTATTAACAAGTCCGACTAGATATGGCTTAACAACCGAGCGATAAAGTTTATTAACAAGAAGATTTAAAGTTGTAGATTTTTCTATCTGATAGCCTTCAAGCAAAGCAGGAAAACTTATTCCAACGAAGAAGTTGGAGTTGGCAAAGGGTTCAGAAATAGATTTAGCAAATGGATAATATTTTTGCTTATCCCCCCACAAAAGCGGGGCATCCAATATAATTACTCCATTTATAAGAATTCTATAAGCATCATCTTCTTTTGAATAAAATCTGAAAACTTCGTAGTCATGGTCGTCAAGCCTATCCGACCATGCTTTAAAGTGGAGAGTTTCCTGCTCAAGTGAAGCGCTGGAAAGTTCTTTTTTGTTTTTTATGTATTTATAATTTTTGAACTTTCCAAATTCCTGCTCAACTTCAGATTTCGTATAGCGTTGGAGCCAAGCCAAATGAGGCTGGTCTTGAATATCTCTTTTGTAAAAGTCCCACCAGAAGAAATCCTGCGGGTCAAGAATAGCATTAAAAGGTCTTCCGTCCACCTTCACATATTTTTCTTCAGTTTCAACCTCTCCGGTCTCTGAATTAAAACCCGTAACAACTTTCCTTTTCATTCCTCCTGAAAGATAGCCGTCGTAAACGAAGGTAACTCCGTGAGCCATCATCTGCCAGAGTTCAAGGAATGCCTGCATTGTAGGGTTTCCCTGTAAGAAGGTGTGTCGGACAGTCTGCTTCATAATCTCGGAGCGCTGGGAGGATTGAATTCCATTAGCGCTGGTAGCTTTGAATTTCATAGCCGGAACATTAAGCCCGACCGCGGTAACAATGGTGCGGAGCTTCACGCGCGTAATGTTATCAATAATGTTTGATTCCCAACTATCTCTCCCCTGACTTTCTCTACTAGGTGTCCACCCATTTAAAATTCTCTCTGAGTCATCTATGTATTGGAGAAAACTTCTATCTCCTTCAGGCCCGCTGAAATGCGGCATGGTTTTTATTTTCAAATCCATCATATCCCTTAATTTTTTATAAGTATCAGAAATTATCTCTGCTTCTTTAACAGTAGGTAAATAAGTTGGAGGCAATGTTTCTTCAGTTTTCATATTAAAATTTTATTACTTTTTCTAATATTTTCTAATGCCCAGAGAGGTTGTAAGTTAGTGTAATGACACGCAACGAGAAATTGTTTTCTATCAGTAAGGTCAAAGAAAGCTAACGGTATCTTATGATCTATATTCCACTTTTTGCCGGTGCCTATCACTCCCCAGTTATCCCATGTCATCCCCTGTTGGAATTGCCCTTCGATGTAAAATTTGAGTTCATCAATAGAACAACCAAGATCGCGTATAGCAGAACCTGATTTTTGATTTCTTTTAATTATATCTCGCACAGAACTCCTTAAAACAGAACGAAGCTTAAATCCAATATCAGAAATGTATCTTTCGCCTCTCCACTTTCTATCATATTTCCTTATTTCTTCTTTATTTTTAATACGCCAATTTTTTTGTATTTCTAAAATTTTATCTCTATTTTTAGAACGATACTCTGCGATCTTATCTTTGTTTTCTAATATATATACTTTTTGATATTCTTTATTTTTTTCTTTATGCTCTAAACGGTATTTTTCTATTTTTTCTAAATTATTTTTGTAATATTCTTTATGATAACCTACACGTTTTACTTTTATTTTATCTTTATTTTCAAGATAATAATTTTTATTACACTTTAAAATTTTCTCTTTATTTTCAAGATAATATTTTTTATTTTGTATCAAAAGTTTATTTTTATTCTTCAAATAATATTCTCTTTGATACTCTTTTTCCCTTTCCTTATCTTTATAAGCCATACCAATATTTTACCTTAATTACTTGACTAATAATAGAGGTAAATGGTAGTAATGAGGGTATGGAAAATATATTCGTATATATAATAGTTATTGGGCTTTTTATTCTCGGGGCAGTTGCTGGAGTAATTATTGCTCCTGTTGGTTGGTAATTATTTTTTTGGCACATAAGTTCGTTTAAATTCTCTTAATTCTCCAGCTTCAATAAGAGCTTTTTCTAATTCATCTCTTTTTTCATCATCACTCCAACGTTTTAAATCCTCAACATCATAATCGTATTTACGAATCGTAGTAAGTAAAATCGCTAAATTCTTTTTATCATCTGTATAATTTGATACCCGAATTGCCGTACTTAATCCTCTGCTTCCGATAACTTCCAGCCAATATCGTTTGTGGGGATTTAGTGTATAAAAAATTTTTCCGTCTTTTGTTTTACTTTCTTTAAGTTCCAACCAATCTTTTAAAAATTGCGGAGCGTTTTTATACTGTTTTCCATAACGATCTTCGTCAATTCTTCTTTCTTTGAAAATATTATATCCAGTTAGGGCTTCTATTGGAGTTCTCAAAAATGGAGACATAGAAATTCCAAAACCCCTAAGTGGCGCAGATAATTTTTGCGTTGCTTCTTCTAGCGGAAGACCTAACCCAGACCAATAGCCTCCCTCTCCTTTTATTGTCATTTGCTCTCTTAACCAACGAGGCAAGATCGATTCTTCTTCGCTTGAAGGTTGAACTCCAAAAGCTCTAAATCCTTTAAATATTCCCGCATATTTTCCAGGTTGCATAATCATCTGCTCAACCTGCAAGGGAATGTTATGCCGAGTCCAAGTATAAAACGGAATTACGCGCTTCATTACATTTTTTTCAAAAGCCGTGAATCCCTCCGGCATATAATCAAAATGAAATTTGATAACTTGTTTGGCGGCTTGTTCAAAAGTATCTCCTTTGATAACGCGATCAAGAAACAATGCACCACGCAATCTATCCTCAATAACCCCCATAGTTTTTTGGGGCAATGTAGCAATCTTTGAGCCAATCGTGGGACTAATTTCTTTCTCTAAAAACTTTCTGACATCGAGTATTCCTGTTTGGCCAGTAACGCCATATTCTTTGTATGCCTGCCTAATGGCATCGTAAGTCAAATCTCCATACTGCTTTGTGCCTTTAACAACTCCTGCCTTGCCTTGTAAAATCTTTTCATTTTCCATATACCGAAGAGGGTTTTTTAATCCGGCAAGCCAATTATTAAATGTTCCTCCTATAGCGTTCCGAGTATGAAAAGCTGGGAAATATCCCGTAACCGTTCCTTTCCAAAAATTATTGAGCTTATCATAAACCCGCAGGAATCCATTAGTAGCTTCGTCATTTGTTAAAAACTTTTGTGTTTCGTCTATGTGTCTGGCAATGGCCTCTGGAACGCGAATTCCTTTTAATTGCTTTGCTCCAGTTTCAATCCATCTAACGCCAGCTTCATCAATGAAATCTTTTTCTACTTTCTGTCCAAATTGCGTTCCTGCTCTTTCAAGAAAATCGTGAGTGTTGATAGCTTTAATAGAGTCTATTCCTCGTTTTGAAAACGCAGTAAAAGCATCCTCTTCAAAAAGATTGAAGCCTAGTTTCTTTTGATATTCTTTATTTATTTCAGTAACGATACCTCCAATTTTTCTTTCTTTCGCCGCTCCTAATTTTACCCTAATAGGTTTAACAAATTGCGCTAAGTCTCCCCCCTTAGACATAAAGTCTTGAGCTTCAGTAGTTAGCATATGGTGCATATAATCAGGAAGTTCGTGCTCCAATATTCCTCTAGTAATTTCTGCCTGTTTAAATTTGCTTTGAGTAGAAACCAAAGAATCCATAGCCTCATCTAAAAGATTATTGCCTGTCTTTGTTCCAGTCTCGACTGCTTCTCCTATAGTTTTCCCTGCTCCCTTTATTTGCTTAACGCCCTTAGCCTTAGTCGCAACCTCACTAAGAAAATCATCCATCTCTGAGCGCGTACCCTTAACATACTTTTCAAAATTGGCGCGATACTGCGTTCCTTTCTCTCCAAGTTTTTCAATCTTTGCGAATGGCTTAAAAAGTCCTTCAACCCCTTCGCGCCCAGCCGTAACTGTCTTGCCAATAAGCGGAGCTTTTTCTGCCAGCTTTACAGTTTTTCCAACTCCTTTTGCTATCCCTCGTCCTGCGTATCCCCCAAAAAATGTAGTTGGATCAAAAATAATATCTCCAGCCAATCCAACAACATCAACAGCATCAAGTTTACCCGGTCTATCTTTCATTCCTTCTTTAACTAAAATATCTTTAAAGGTTTTTTTAGGGGTAAGTCGAGTTTCGTGTCCAGTAATTCCAGCTTTTATGTCTTTTCCTATGTCAGAAAGATATTCTCTGCCAAAAGATTTTTGCTCATATCGCTTTTGATAAAGAGCATTGCCAGTTTCAAATGAAGTTAAAACTCTTCCTATTCTTTGTAAAAAAGAAAGTTTTGGAGGCTCTAACGCTTTCTTTGCCTCCTCTTCAAACCCTCTTGATTTGGCAAAACTGGCTAAACCTTCAATCGAAGATAAATCTAACCCCGAACTTAATCTTCCCCTGCTAGTTGTAGTTGATAATCTTCCCATTATTATTGCATAGCTTTAAAAATAGAACCTGCCACCGAACCTACACCGTAAAAAGCCTCTTTTAGCCAGCTATTCGCGGCTTCTTGAGCCGTGCTTCCTTCTGCAGGTTGTCCTTCAGCCGTTTCTGTATTTTCTGTTATCCCCACTAATTTCTTTAACGCATCATCAGAAATTTCTTGCGGACTATATATAAGTCGTAATTGTTGATATGCTTCTTCTGGGGTTTTCCCCTGTGTGAGCAAAGTATTTGCATCCTCCCTTGCATCACTTTCAATTTTAGCGTCAAAAAATCCCTCTGAAGGTGTAAGTTTTGGCGCAGAACCACTCGGCACTACCCCTTGCCCTTTCAAAATACTCTCAACTCTTGTTTTCCCAGTGATTGTATTTACATACAAAAGATCCCAGTATTCTATTCCAGTATTAGGATCAGTTCTGACATTAGTAGATTGCAAGTTTTCTCCAGCCTTAGCATACAGTGGAGCCATAAGTTTTAAGGCTTCTTCTTCAGTTGTCGCAGAACCGATAGTGGCCATCTGTGCTGGGGTTGCGCCTGCTTTCAATGCCGCCTCCTGATAGCCAAGAATATTTTGTTTTTTCTGATTGTCTAATGCTAACTGCTTATCGTAAGCATCAAGCTGTTTATCATATTCCAACAGGACCAAGGCTTTTTTATCCTGATAAGTTAATTTTGCAATATCAACTTGCTGGTCGTAGCCAAGAAGAGCCAAATTTTCTTTCCTCTTAAATGCAAGGTCTAAAATCTGGTCTTTGCGGTCTCGAAGATAATTATATTCATCAACGTCCAACTGGAAATTTATTTTGTATGCTTCAAGAGTATTTTCAAAATCCTCTCTTGCAAAGGCGAGAGTCTGCTCAATTAAAGGCATGGTTGTTGATTGCTGGATTTTCCCTAGATTACCAACTAATTGAGCAAAACTTGTTGCTGGCAATGCTCCGAAAGGAATATTTGTAAGTGCTTGAGTATTTGCCAAATCCATAAATTTCTTACGGGCAAGGTCTGTTGCCTGTCCCATAATCATAGAAAATTGGGCAAGATTTGATTTTGGGGGAGTATATGTCGGCTTTGCTCCAGGTTCTGTATAAGAAGGCAGAGGAGGCAATTCCGGAAGCGCGGGTGGGGTATATGCCGGGAGAGTTGGGGTGGCAGGAGAGGACGCCGTAGGAGCCGTTGTAGGCGGAGGAGTAACTTGCTGATTCCCTGCCGAACCTAAAATTGTTGCTCCAGAAAACTGCGCCCCTGTGCCAGATTGAATGTAAGTAGCTCCTGGGTCAATGGTTCCCGGAGATATTGTAGTAATCTGTTCTCCTGTTCCGCCTAGTTTTACATAAAATGTTGCCATGTAATTGTTATTGATAAATAATATTTAATTCTGGAACACGCCCTGTGAAAATTTTCATATCCATACTCGTTTTCCATTTATGACAATCAACACAAAGCGTTTGGCCATTAGAAACGTCAAAACGTAAATCAGAGAACCATGCAAAAGGTTTAATGTGATCAGCTTCAATTCTCTCCCCACGCTTTTTGCAAAACTGACAACTATAATCATTTTTTTTGAAAATATCATCTCTCCAGCTTTTATATTCAAGTGTTCTCATATATTTTTGTCGTTCAGGAGAAATACCACCTTGCCAATTCCAATGTTTATCTCCGGTAATTTGCGGTAACTTAATCCCCTTATTCCATCCTTTTGCACCATCCCCATTAAGGAGATTATTTAATCCCAATTTTACCCTCTCTTTCTGAACAAGACTATATTTTAGTCTTGTCTCTTCAGACATAGGTGGCATTTTCATTCCTTTATTCCAACCTGCTACAATATTCTTTGGCGTTTTGCCCTTTAACGCTAAACTTATTTTTTTACGAGATTCGTCTGACATTATCCTTCCTTTTGAAGCTAAACTCATTTTTAATTTAGATTCTTCAGAATGTTTTCCGGTAAAACCCCGAGACCCTTTTTTAAATTCTGTATCGGGAGAAAGATGAATACCTTTCTTCCCTTTATTCCAAATGGGGTAATGAAGTTTTTTACCTTTATTCCATGGAGTTTGTTGTTTTTGAAATTTCATATTATTAAAAGATTAAAGAAGTGCTTGCACTTACGACATCTTGCAACTGGCTCGAAGGGATCTCACCATATATTTGGCCTAAGGCAGCGGGGGCACCGGGAAGAGTAGGGAGATTAGAACTACCTAATTTTTGCTCTGCAGCACGAAATAAATCTAATTTTCCCTGTTCTGCCAATTCTTGCAACCTTACAATTTCAGAATTAATGTCACGGACTCCTGTTGTAGCTCCCGTTTCCGCGCGTCTAACTTGTTCTCCGATCCTTCGAGTAATTGATTCACGCATACTTCCTGTTGTATCGCTCAAAAGCTGTTCTTTATTCATTCGTTCCGTAGATTGCGTAAATCCTCTGGCCGCTAAATCGTTCTGAGTATTAGCAAGAGTTTGTTTATATTGGCGTTCAAGGTCAGTAAGTTGGGAAGATTGCTCAAGAGATAGAAAATCTTTCGTTGCTTCCAAATCAGATTGCAAATCTGTCATTCTATTCCTTAATTGTGTTTCTTTAAATTGTAAATCCTGTTCCAAAGAAACAAATCCTCTTTGAAGTTCATCCGCCACCAACCTTATTTGTGATTTCCAATAGGGGTCTCCCATTGCTGCCGCCTGTTCAAAAGCTAATTTAAATTTCGCCGCAAGCGCTTGGTCTTGAGTTGATATAACTCCGTAAAGTTGTCTAATCATTTCTTGTTGGTCGGCATCTAGCCCTGAATTCGCAAGAATTTCATTCAAATCTGTATCCTGTTGGGTTTGAGTATTTGCTATCTGCTGGGCGGTTTGCGAGTCAACAGGATTTGGAGTCAAAGAATTCACGCCTGCGGGGAGAATTGAAGTGCCTGTTGTAGTAGTTGGCGCAGGAGTTCCGGCGGGGGCGGCAAATCCTCCTTCAACAGGAGTTAAACCATAAGTCGGATCAAAAGTCCCTGCGGTAATGAATTGCGACGGAGCGTTTGGGTCAATGGCTCCTCTGCCTTCAGTCGGCATTTTGAAACCAGCCGTAAGACCGGGAGCGTCAAGTTGCTGTAGAGTTACTCCCGGAGGAGGAGCGTCAAGTTGCACAAAATTACGCCCCTGCGAAGACTGATAAGAATCAATGGCCTCTTTGTTTGTTGCATAAAAAGATTTTTCTACGGTGTAGTAACCGCCGTTTGCCTTGTCCTCGAAATATAAAAATTCTGGATCCATATTAAAAATCTTCTAACCTACTAATAATTTCCCTTTGCTCACCTTTTGTTAAATCTGTAAATCCTTCCATTTTTTCCGTTTTAATTTTGGAAAATTCCTTTTTGAAAAGTGGCTTCTTATACTCGCATTTTACCATTAAATCCTTAAATTCATTATAGGACATCTGCAAATCTTGTGTGGCTTTAATTTCCATTTCTTTGAACGTGCCGTAGAGAAGAGTATCATTATCGCAACGGATATCTTCTGTAACTAAAGGTTTCTGATAGAAAAATCTTTCAAACTTTCCGCAGATAGTTCCGCAAAATCGGCATTTTATTTCGATTGTTTCGTCGTAGTTTTTCATTTAAGCGAACACGTTATTTTGAGCCACATAAACATTTTCAGAAGAACCTGCCGAACCTGCCGCACCACCAGATGTAGTTCCGGCAGAATTGCCACGTCTCGAACTGCCTCCGCCTCCTCCGCCGCCGCTTCTTTCATTGCTTCCAGCGCCACCCGCATCTCCTGCATCAGCTTCGTTAGCTGAACCTGTCCCCCCAGCAGCTCCATTGCCTCCAGTCCCACCTCCTCCACCACCTCCGGAGCCACCCTGTACCTCTGTTGCAGAGCCTCCCCCATTTGAATCACCATCTCCTCCAGCACCACCAGCTCCACCCGCCGTATTTATAGTCCCAGAAGTCGCTGTTGCTGTTGCATACAAAATAGCAACCATTCCCCCAGCGCCTCCGCCACCGCCTCCACCACCGGCATTGGATTCGCCTGATCCCCCAATACTATCCTCTCCATCAGAACCATTCGCCCCGGAAGCATTTATAGTGCCCGTAAAATTCAAATCTCCACGACATTCAATTAACATAGCCCCTCCGCCTCGTCCCCCCGCTCCTCCATCCCATGCGTTAATAGATGAGGTGCTTTCTCCACCGCCTCCGCCTCCTCCTCCGGAACCACATGCGAAGATTGTCATTCTTCTTGATAAAGCGACAGCGTTTCGTAAATAGACAGAAATGGTAGACAAAACTACACCTCCAGTTCCTCCGGCACCTCCGCCGCCCGCACCGCCAACGCCATCGTGGGTTGTTAATTCATCAAAAATTCCGCTTCCGTTTGTTCCATCAGTACCTGTCGCTCCGTTAGAACCACCCAACCCACCTGCCCCACCCGTTCCAGAAGTACCCCCAAGAGCTGACACATCTATAGGGGTAGTTGCGGTGAGAACCACGGCGCCTTGAGATTTCACTATAAAAATAGTTCCCGAGGCATGGGGGTTTGAAAAAGTTAAAGTTGCGGTGCTCGTTATAGATACAGAAGTATAATTTCTCAAAAAAACTTGCGCTCCCGCCGCAGAAACAGTTGTTGTGCCAGAAGTAATCGTAAGTGCACCGTCCGAACCATCTCCTCCAAAAGTTCCAATAATTGAGACGGGAATATTGTCCGCAAAGACCTGGAAAGTTCCTGCTGAATCGTCCCACATAGCATAAGAACCGGTAGCGTCATCACCCATTATCACGTCGCCTGCGTTTGCGCCGTCAATGACAACTTCAAAGACAACATTACCTCCGGTCTCAATGCCCTGAAAAGCTGTTGAAGTTATATTAAATTTTGGGTTGGAAACCGAAGTGCGTAGCGTTGCGCCTGTAACTGTTCCAGCGGTGATCGTGCCGAGATCAGCAGCGATGGCGGAGAGTTGGGAGACGGAAAGTTTATCTGAAGTGATTGTCGTAGCGGCTATCTCATTTGCAGTTATTGAACCCGCTACGATATTCGCCGCATCAATGTTGTAAGAATTATTATTAAGAAGCATAAAAACTGCTTCCGTTGCCCCATTTTGACAAATTGCAATAAGAACTTTGCCATTGCCGATTGCCGTTGTCGCTGTCGTAGTTACTTGATAAGCAGTTGTGGATACTGCAATGTCCAAATAAACATAAGTCTTAGCTGACATGTTGCCTGTGTTTCCAGCGGAGATGGAATAAGATGTCCCATCTGAAGCCGTAAATGTTCCAGTGCCCCAAGCAATCGTATTTAAATCAGTTACAGTAAATGCGGAAGTTTGTATCCAGCCTCTAAGAGCGAGGTTAGCAAGCGAAGAAGTTACACTATCTTCCGTCGCGAGCGCCCCTGCATCAGAAAGATTTGCAATTCCAGAGCCAGAATCTATTGTAACCGCGCCTTTGAAAGTTGTAGTTGTCCCATCATATTTAACATAATTAGTAGAACTGCCGAAGTAAAATTTTGCTTTATCAGAATCGCTATCGTCAAGGCCAATGATAAAGCCTGACGCGGCTCCGGTGTTTGCAAAATCTCCTGCGGCAATTCCAGAACGAATTTCAACGTCACCAGTTCCTGCCGCAATAGCTAAAACAATAGATTTTGAAGAAATAGTGCCTGCAGTAAGTTTAGTAACAGCTAAATCATTTATCGCGGCATTGCCTACGCTCAAAGCGGAAAGATACTGTCCGTCTAAAACAGAACTCGCAGTGGTAGTAATCGCCCCGGAAATAACTGCCGCAGTGCAGTTAAGAACTCCGGCAGTATCTATAAACCAATTTTTTGCGTGGATACTTGCATCCGTTCCATTAGAATAAATCGTGATGTCCCCAGCGTTTGCGGTATATCCAGAAAAATCTTCTGTTCCTGTGTAAATAGAAGTGGAATTTATAGACCATCCTCCAATAGTCCCTGAAGTCGCGGAAAGAGACCCCGCAATAGTCAGCGCCGTTCCCGTCCAGTTTAGATAATTCGTTGCATCTCCGATATAAAATTTAAGAAGCCCGTCTGAAGAATCAACCCCTAAGCGATAACCGGCGACTGTGTTTGCAAAAGTAGTCTTCCCATTCCAAAGCGTCCCAGATTTCTGTTCTATGTTTGATAAGAGCTGGCCGGAATCAAGGGAGGCGGGGCCAACAGCAGAATAAAAAGTATCGTCAAAAGAAGGAATCGGTTCTTCCATAACTCTTGCCATTGGGTTTCCTAATACGTCATCTATGTTGTAGGCAAGTTTAGCCATTATAATTTTGTAAAACTTCTATTCCGGGTAATTCAATCTCTCGAACGTGGACTCGATCCGAATTCATTCCGGTTCCTTTAATTTCAACTGACATTGTTGTTGCTTCAATTTTTTTACTTACTCCTATCCAGCCGAGAATTTTATTCCAGATTGATAAAGCACCTCCTCCAACTGGGTCAGTGGTATCAATATCTTCATTTTTAATTATAGAAACGACTGCACCAGCAAGATTCTTGCCCCTAACAATGACTCTATCCGTCATTGATTTAATTTGGTTGTAGCTAAAAGTATCGTGCTGGGTGCGAAGCCTGTAGAGGATGTCCGTTGAGCCGTCTTGATATTTTCCTGTTTTGTCATACTCCCAAACATTCCCATCATCATCCCCAACGATAATCTGCCCAACTTTTGAAGCGACGTAGTGCGCGAAAACTTTAAGTTCCGTTGGATAACTTCTAACGCTCCATTGATTTAAAATTCGGTTATAACGCAGCACGACATTTGTAAAAGATTCCCCATCGACTGTTAAATCTCCAACGCTCCATCCAAAAACCCTGTCAGTAGCATATCCAGCGACATTTGCTGTAGCGCCAATCGCATTGACCCATTTTGTAATCGGACGATTATTATCTTTTGAAATGCACTGCGGTCGTCCGCCGTTCGTTACATAAAATCCCTTTGCGTCCTCATTTGAATCTGAATAAAAAGCGCAAAGCCCTCCCCCTTCAACAATACTTTCCTGCGAATAAGCGCCAATATTAACTAAAGATTCCGGGAAAGCAGAGCTGTAATTCCAACGCTTCATTGAACGCCTTTTAAAAATAAGGATATAGCCGGGGACTTTGCCGAGTCCTGTTCCTTCTCCTCCTCCGTCTTCAGGTTCGATTTGAACTGTCCCATTGCCTGAAGTCCATGAAACTGTGCCCGCAGTAAGGATTCCAGAATACGCCAGTGTGTAAGGAGCAGAAGAATTCCCCCATAGGTAAACTCTGTCTAAAAATTCTTTAGGATATTTATATGCTGTCGGCATATTAGCAAGGTCAAAAACTCCTCCTGTAGTTATCCAAGAGGCTGAATTGTAGGCTTTCGGAGCATCCGTTCCATTAAGGCGAACTGTGTCTCCAGCGTAATTGAGCCAATAGGTTTTAAGCCCCTGTGTATCGTCCGCAAGAGAAATTGCAGGCGTTCCGTCTAAGTCCCAAATATCTGAATTCGTATTTGTAGCATCATTTATAGAAGCAAATAATTTATTTTTTGTTGTGTCTCCCTGATCAACGTGCTGGAAAAGACCAAGAATAGATTTGTCGTTCACAAGTTGTGAGTCAATTTGAGTCAATCCGAGTCGGGTAGTCGCAGCCCCAATCTCGTAATCAAAATCGAAATTCAATCCCAATTCAACCGTATTCTTCGGGGCGAGTGTTACGTTTATGTTGTTTGCCTGTCCGCCCATGAAGTCAGCATATTTAACTCCTTCGGGAATCTTTGCCATTAGTTGCTTCCACTTCTATCGCTAGAGCTAATATACGACCCTGTCCCTCCTCGGTAATTTATCCTATTAATTTTCGGTCTCCACGGAAATACCTGCCCAGAGCGCGAAGTGCGGATTGAATCATTCAATTTTTCCTTAAATTGAATGTAATAATTATTATTCATATCCAAAATTCCATCATTTTTTAAAATCGTCCACATCTTCCAAGTTAGGTAGTCAAGAACCATATCATATCGGTGAAAGTCTATAGTATCGCCATCACTGTCTATTGCAGTCGCAACTTTATCGTAATCAAGAAAAATATTCTGATTGTCTTCTGTAGCATCGGCTAGAGGCCAAAATTCTATATTACTATTGCGCACTGTAAAATATTTCGGGATTCCTTCCGTTTCATTCTGCCAAACATAAACATCCACAGCAATCGTAACTGTAATCGAGCCGTCCCCTGAAGCTGGTATGCCCGTGAGGACTCCGGCGCTTGCAGAACGGGTAACCCCGGTGTATGTAATGGAATACTTTGTTCCGGATACGTAAACGTGCACAGTGCCGGAATCCTCAAAGTCATACGAATTATCTATTGCTAACGTTGTATCGGTGGCTACCGCCTGCGTTGTAACCTGCGTATAAACCGTATCGTCCATCTGCGCGTCAAAGGCATCTGAATCAAGATAGATTAATTTAGTCGGATTATTTCCTACGCGCACCGCCTGAATAGACCTATTTGTTTCAAGGTCGTATGCGTCCGTCGGCATAGCAACAATATGGGTTCCGCGTGAAGTTTGCCCAGCTACATAATTGAAACTTGAATGTTCCGGCCACCTAACTTGTTTTCCTTTAATGAATCTTAAACATTCATTAATTTCCCTGAACGCGTCATCTTCCGTAAATAATTCAGATAAAGTTCTCCCAATTCTCCGAAGCGCGCCGTCAATCATGTATTGAACAGTATCTTTCGCCCAACCTCCGTAAATAAGAGCATCGGTATATCCTCCAAAAGTTGTTTCTACAGAATGCTTATAGCGGGCAAAATAATAACCCGTGGTAAATTCAACATCTTCGTAAGACTGAATCACTTTCCCCGGATCAATGGCTATCAATCCCGTGCCGAGTCCAGAGGGAGGCATCCCGCCAGAGACAACAAGAACAGTTTTTGTCCCCGCAGCCGTTGGAGCGCGACTTAACTCAAATTGGTTAAAGAGAATTATCCTAACTTTCTCCCCAACATAATGCGTGCGTCCAAGAGAAGCTGAAAGCGTAATTGTTGTCCCAGAAGGCGCTGTTGAAGCATGAGTCAAAACAATCTCCGCGTTCTCCGTTCCCAATTCTCCAATGAGAAGAATCTGATTTATTCCAAAACCAGTTATGCTTTTTACTGTTAGCGTTGAGGCAGATACTTCGGCAGTCAAATAAGTTTCTCCAACCGCATTAGCAACGATTGGGGAGTTGTCTATGGATAAGACTCTGTTTTGATGCCGAAGTATTGGTATCACTTAGTTTTGTTTCTTGCCTATAATCTGTGCCCAGACACCTCCGTTCGCCGAACCAGCGGGTAGAGAGAAAATCACCCTGATATATCGAGTTGGAGTTTTGACCTCCATTATTTTGGAGATATAGTTTCGTTTAGCCAGCCCAAGTTGCCCCTGTGAAGAGGAGGCATACTGCATCGAAAATCCCTTAACCGCTCCGATTGAAGCAGTCGGGCTTGTAGTCGCAACATCAGTAAGATCTCCAAGGTTGTTCTCAAACCAATCGATTCCGTTATTTGAGTATTCAAGATTCCCCTTAAGAACAGAGGAGGTAGAAGAAGCGTTGAAGAAAATCGTTAACACGGCAGACTCCACAGCTCTTTGATCGGCTCCTCCAAGATTACAAGTAAGAGTGGTGGTAGCAGTGCCAGCGGTCATCAAGCTAACGGTGGACGTTGATGTATTAGTAGCACAGTTAGTAAAGAACCCAGATGGATTTGCTTCAACAGAAAGGCCTAGTCCGCCAAAGAGAAGAGCGGCTAGGCCAGAGAAAAAGAGTAATCTATTTTTTTTCATTTATTATTTTTTTAAACTAATAATTTTTTTGTAACCCTCTCATCTTAATCGCCCGTTTCACAAGAGCGAGCGACTAAGTGAAAGGATTACGGTGTGTCGAAGATTAGGTACTGAACTGAAGTCGTTGCAAGTGGGAAGGATGTAGTCGCTGCGCCAGAACCATTGAAAATTGTTACTCCAATGAGGTCTGTAGAAGTTGCTTCCGTAGCTATAGCCCAGAAGCCTACGCGAACGGCCTGATTCCCTATCAGACTTGCTCGTGGCATAGAAACAAATACAACATCTCCTGAATCAACTCCAGTTACCGCACAGGTCGCCTGCATCGTATTTGACGCATTCGTAGTGCTTAGATAACCGGAATTTATCGTGAGATTGCAAGTTCCATGAAGAATCCTGGAAAACTGACTTCCTTCGGTGCTGAAGCGCCACCTATTCGTAATGGTGGTAAGAGCATTTGACGCTCCAAGATCAGGAAGTTTCACTTCCTTTCCCATTAAAAATGGGGCGGCAATCAAGTAGGCAATTATAAGCAACGCAAGATGATTTTGTTTTAAGTAATTCATTTTGGTTTCTTTTTTTCTTTCGCCTTACCAACGTGCTTCGCAAGCACTGTGTCAGGAGTTCCCTCATCAAAGTTCACTCCCTTTGCTTTTGCTTCTTTTTCAAGCTCTTCACGTGTTTGCGGAATTATTCCTTTTTTGATGACTGCATCAAAATCTTCTAAAGATTCAATGTCGCCCATCCTTAAATAATCCGCCACTGTCACGCGAGCCATACCGCGCTCTTGAACAATTAAATGCAGAAGTTCGTTTTCCTCTGGAGTCCAGGGGATGCCGATGTCTTTTGCTCTTCCTTGCCCAACTAGATTTGCGTAATTAAGCATTGATTTAGCGGTTAGCTGATAATAGAACTAGCTTTAGTTAGCTCCTGTCGAACCCCAGACAAAAGGAACGTAACCAATCCCAATAACGTAGTAAGCGTCAATCGGATAAAGCCAGTTTTGGGTTTCAGTAACCTGTTCGGCCGCCTGCATTTTTGGTTTCTGGGCAAATGGAGCTTTCAAAGATTTCTTTACTTTTCTTGAATCAGACATAAACCAATAAGCAGAAGTATTTGTTCCATCTGAACGAGTGTCCAATTTAGACCAAACGATTATATTTTTAATCTTGCCCTTAATTGGGTTGATGTCCACGTTCGGAGTTCCTGCAACGCCTTGCGAGTAAACTAGCCTTTCGGCCAAGTCCTCATTCGCCGCTGATACAATGAGAGTATCGAGCATTGTCGGCCTGTTGATACCGTTCGGATCTTTGAATGTCCGCGCGTCCGAGCGAGCCTTTACAATCGGGTCTCTATCGAGAGCCGGGTTCGCCGTCCCTGCGGCATTTCTAATCAAGTTCCTGTAAGTTGTCGAATTGAGGTTATTTGTGTGTGAAGCCGAGAAGAGAACAACCCCATCAACCGCAGTATTAGCAACGGTGTCGCCGAATACATCCGTATAAGTTGTTCCGCTAAAACCGTTCGTAAGAACGTCAGCCATTGACTGGTCAACGAGGTGAAACGCTTCATCAACGCCGGAAGACACCGCCTCCGTCATCTGATCGTAGCGGTCGAACATTCTCATATCTTTCGTGACAGAGATTTTGTCCCCGTAGCGTTTCTGTGTCCAAGCAGCCGAATCTCCCTCAACGGAAGATACAGTCGGCAACTCTCCACCTTCAGCAACCCTGGCAAATCCACCTACCCCATGCAATGAAAGGTAGTCATAGATTTTCCAGTCTGTGTCAATGACATCAAAGATTTGTCTCCCAATCCACTCCTCCATAGCAGACGAGGCTGATTCATTGAAAACCTCGTTCAGTTTCTGGGTGAGTTTGGGATAATCTGTAGTAGTTAATGGCATTTAAGTTAATTAGTTAATAATAGATTCCGTTTATTCAACGGCTGGAGCGTAAGGAGTAAAGTGACCAATCACTTTTCTGTCAGCAAGCGCTCCGTCAATTCTCGATACAAAGAAAAGATCGTCAGTTGAAGCTGCCGTGTCCAATGTCCCCGCGTTAGTCACAAGGTCAACAAAAGTTCCGCACTGCGCTTGAGTAGGATCTGCCGTAGTATTTGCAACGAACTCCATACTTGGACCCGCATCCCAAAAAGCGTGAAGGTCTCCGGCAGTCGCGGTTGTTGAAACGGTTTCAGCAATAACATACATTAATCCCGCTCCATTTCCCGCTGTAGCTTTGACCATCTGCCCCGAGCCATCATGCACGCAAGCATCGCCTTTTGTGAAAGTAGTAGCTGCGACTTGCAACAAAACAACCCTTCCTTCATCGAAATTATAAGGTAAAAATGGCATTTGATTAGTTATTAATCTAATAAATGCGGAGATAAATTGTATGAAAAACTATTTTGAGGGTTTAGGATACCACTCCGTAGGTGGAGTTGGTATTCGGAAACGAGGGTCTTCCTCTTCCTTCTTCGGCGCTTCTTTCGGAGCACCTCCGGACGGAGAACGAACACCTGTCGTAGCGAGGTCTGCCGCGGGATTCTCTTTCGAGTCTCCTTTGCGGAATTTCCAGACGACGAATGCGTCTTTATAATCTTCCGCTATATCTTCCGGAGTTTCCTGACCCCTTCTGGAAACTGCAAGTTTTGCAATCTCATCGAAGTTGTCCTGAACCTCCTGGTCGAGCAAAACCCTTGCCTTCTTAGTGTTCGAGCGATAAAAATCCTCTTTAGTGAGATATGGAGATTCTTTTGGTTTCTCCACAATCACAGGGACTTCCTTGATAATTTCTTTGGGCGGCTTCTCGCCTAAACGATGGGCTATCCCACGAAATTTTTTCGCTTCCTCTAAGACCTTCTCCGGACTCTCGCTAAATAATTTATCTAACGGATCTCCGCTTGCGTCTTCGTTTGGTATCGCCGGTATGACTTCCGGGTTTGTTTCATTCTCCATTTTCTCGTGGTGGGTAAGCCAGTAATTCTCCCTACTTAACAGGCTGGGGTCCCTGTTGCCGTTCTCTCGTGGGCAAAGGTTGTTCCTTTGCCAGCGAAATTCTCTTTTGCCTCTCTTTACGCTCCCACGCCAGCTTGGCAAATGTGCCTAGCGCGAGTGCTTCATACTGCTGTCCGAAGCGGATAAGATACGCCACTCTCGGTTCCGGATGCCCCCCAATCCCTGAAGCCAACTCTTTTTTCAATTCTTCTTTCCGGTAAGCGACATAGCTTCTAAATCCCGGAGTCATCCACGCTCCCGCAAGCCAGTCATCCATCCTCTGTTCCCTTTCTTCCACCGGAGGCAAGTCAACCATTTTCAGCATCAGCCTCGTCGTCCATGAAAAAAGCCAAACTTTGAACACGTCAGTAGCTTGGCTTAGTTTTTCTCTTTTTAGGCTTAGGGAGTTTAGACTGCATACTTAATCAATATCACAAAAAAAGATTTTAGAAAAACTCTAAGTGGATAACTCATATCCTAATATCCATTTCTCAGGAATTGCGTAATATATTTTATCTTCGTGCTTAAATTCGCGCCCGTCATGTTTATTAAAGTAAATTCTTGTTCCTGTAGGGATTGCTTCCGAAGAAACAACCGTTCCCAACCGAACAATATCCGGCGGATTATCAAGAACTTTTTGGCTGCGGCCTCTTAAAAAACGCCTAAGCATAACCTGCGAAGGAAGCGTTATTCCGCTTTTCCCCTCCGCGTAATCTTCCGGCTCTTCGTAACTAATTATCGCTTGATTTCGGAGGGCTTTTAGTGTCATCTTTTTTTTCTAATGGCACAATAACTATTTTAGGGATTACCCCAAACGGCGTATATTCGACAACTGGACGAATACCCATACCCGTAACTGCTTCAGCCTTCTGGACATAGTTCATAAACTCCTTCTGTTTCTTTTTTAAAAATTCAGTTTTCTGTTCGGGAGTAAGAATAATTGGTGATTCTTTCATAATTTATCTATTTCTAATCATCAGATAAAGTCTGATCGTGTAAAGGCATATATTTCTTTTCATCATAGCCTCCACCCCCCTCCAAAGAGTCTTATCCAATACTTCCTCCACAGGATATCCCATTATTTGTTGCAACTGTTTTTTGTCTTCGATAGATATATTCATAATCTATCTTCGCAGAAATGACGGTTTATTAAAAGTGGATAATTTCTTTAATCGCATGTGCTCTTTAAATATCCTATCTTCCTTCTCCGCGTCCGATAACGGAAGCCCAAAGCGGCGGGACCCTTCCGGGTCAAGAAATGTAAGCATCAAGGCATCCCCCGCATCAGGTGACTTTATCCCTCTTTTAGCCATTTCCAGCTTCGACATTATCCTATATTTACCCGAAGTCTCCACCTTGTAGCGAATAGAGAGTAACTGTTTCCAATCTTCATTTCGCATAAGTTCCCCTCCTGAGCGCAACCAATTGCGGAAACGCATATATGCCTCCGCCCGAAGATTTATATAGCTTTTCTTATCCATCGCCTCCTGCCCAACATTTACTGCCTGAACCCTAAGGCGCTTAGGGGATAGCGCAAGCTCCTGCGCCACATTCGCGCCCACGCCAAAATTATCAATATATATTTTGCCGTCCATTATTCCATAATGCGACATGAGAGTTATCGTTTTTTCCGCCACCGACTTAGGCGTAGAGAAAGGTTCTCTGGCAATAATTCGCGCCCTAAACTGGTCTCGTATTCCCCACACCGTTTCGTTTTTTCCTTCTCCTCCAACATCAACTCCCATCTTTGCGTTCTCCGGCATCTTCCCTTCATCCGGAACTATTCGCAGGTCGCCTTGCTGAATAAGTGGAATAAAGCCCTGTTCATCCATTCCTTCCGCATGCGGAGGAAGTCCCAAGACGAACACCCTATACGCATCCGAGTCCAATCCTTCCGCCGCCTTTATATCAAGAAAGCTCTGTGGGACAAGCGGAGACTCTGCGGATGAGAATGTAAAATTTTTCCAGTAGGCGCGATTTTTAGTGAAAGTATCATGAAAATATCCTTCCGCGCGGGTATAGTTTGAAATGAGGAGAACTAGACTATTCTCTGAAGCAAGCGTTCCTTCCGCAGTGCTGTAAATCGCGTCATCAATAGCGCTTGCTTCCTCTGCCACGAGCAAAACATTTTCTCCGTGAATTCCTGAAAATGCCTCCGGTGTTTCTTTCCGCGCCGTCGCCGCACGGGCGAACCAAGTATTTGGGCTTGGTGTCATCCGAATATGTGTTTGTTGCCAGTCATAGAAGGCACGGAGGCCTAGAGGCATCTTATCCAACCACAACTTACATTCTTTCCAGAGGACATCATAGAGCTGTGATTGAGACGGAGAAGTTACCGATACCTGTGCCTGCTCATGGCAAAGTAAAAACCAAAGAGTCGCCCATGCCGCTATAGTTGATTTCCCTATATTGTTGCCACTGGCAACTGAAATACGCCGGGAAGAGCGTCCCGCCTTGCCATCAGCTAGAGCTTGTAATACTTGCGCTTGTTGCCATGTGATATTTTTATCTTTTTCAAAAAGGGAATAACAAGATTTAAAATTATGATCGTGCCCCTTTTGGCAATTTAATTCCTGCGGAATTAAATTAAAAGCACGTTCAATAAAAAAAAGAGGAGATTCCTGACAACGACGCAGAACTTCTTTAAGCGCTTCTCTTTGTTCTAATTCTTCTTTCTTTGTCATAGCCGAAATTTTTTAAATTTCGTCTTAAAATGAGTTTCTTTAATTCTAAACATTTTTTACAAACATAGGAATCTGATTTACGAGAA